CGGGTGCAGAGGTAAACGTACAAGCTGATTGGGAACAATCGGATGATACGCAAGACGATTACATTAAAAACAAACCTACTCAATTATTTTCGAGTGTTGGTTATTTTCATTATACCGATACGGCAACGCAAACAACACCTTTAACGATTGTTGCAGATACGAATAAGAAATTAACGAATGACGGATTAGGTGCGCAAACGAATTTAACACAAGCGCCCTACGGAGTTTCGACGTTATTCAATACTACAACTAACGAATTTGATTTTAGCCAATTATCGATTGGCGATACTTTAGATTTACGAGTAGATTTATCATTAACCACAACTTCGGCAAATCAAAACTATTTAGTTTTCTTAAGAGTAGGCGAGGGTTCGGTAGCGCAATATGATTTACCTATTTTTAGCGGTCAAATAAAAAACATTTCATCAAATAATAGAATTATAGGTAATGAACCATTTTCTATTGATTACCAAGAACACATTGACAACCCAGCTACTTTGTATATTTTATCAGACCATAACGGAAGCGTTAAGGTTAACGGATGGTACACGGCTATAATTAGAAAATCAATTAATATTGTAAGTTTTCCAATAAAAGAGGATAAAGTTTCTGGAGTTATCGCATTAGGTAGCGATAATTATACGGCTACCGTACCAGAAGTTACAGAATTAGTTGATGGCTATAAAATTCTTTGTTATTTTGAAAACTCGAATACAGGTGTATCAACAATTAATGTTAATGGATTAGGGGTAAAAGAAATTAGAAAACAAGTTGATGTTCAATTGGTTGCAGACGACTTGTTAGGTGTTCATTTTTTAATGTATGATGGTACTCATTTCCAATTAGTAGGTTATAATGTTGGTGGCGGAGGCGGTAATTTCATTCCTTTATCAGGCACAGAAGTAGGTTCGCCTATTACTGGGGATTTGGAAATTAATATTAGTGGCTATACTTCAAAATTAGGTTATAATTCAGATAATGACCAAATATCATTATTTAACAGTGATAATAGTCAAAGCATTGACCCTAGTGGTTTTATTTTAAAAGATGGGATAGGTGGAACCGTTCAAATAGGAGTAGGTTTTAATAGAGGTCTTATGGCTAATACTGATTTTTCAGAAGATATAACTTACTTAGATTATACTCAAAAGAAATATGTAGATGAAAACGATTTACAAAATGCATCCGATACGGTTACAGGAGTTGAAGTAAATGGAGATTTAAAAATTAATTTCAATTCAAGTCCAAATGAGATAACCTTTGAAAATTTATCAGGTATATATCCGGGTATTTTTTTCAATGGTGGTCAATATGCTTTCTTAAAAGATGTGGGTGTAGGACTTAATTTTAACGCTCCATCTGGCGAAAAATTGCAGTTTAGAATTGGTAATGATATAAGTGAGCAACTGACTTACAATGAAAATAAAAGATTGCAAGTTGGATTTGTATATAACGCAACAGATACTGGAGAAAGAGTACAAGTAAATGGAGTTGTGAAAGCTGATAATTTCATTAGAACAAGTAGCGTACAAACCGTAACAAGTAGCGCAACGGTAACACCTACTTCGGCAAATGATATAGTTACAATTACGGCTCAGGCAGTTGGTTTAACTTTAGCAAATCCAACGGGTACATTTGTTGAGGGGCAAGCCTTAATGATTAGAATAAAAGATAATGGAACGGCACAAACTATAACTTTTGGCAGTAATTATCGAGCGATAGGCGTAACTTTACCAAGTACAACGGTAATAAGTAAAACTTTATATTTAGGTATTATTTATAATAGTACAGATGCAAAATTTGACGTTTTAGGAGTTAATAAAGAATTGTAATGAGATATTATAGCTTAATAAGTTCAATGAATAAAAACCCGTCACTATTAATAACGGATTTGGTGGGTTCTTACTCGTTTAATAATAATTTAGTAGAAAATACTGGCTTATCGCCGAACGGAGTTAGAACTGGTGGTAGTGGTTATTTTGCTGGGGTTTTTGGAAATGCAATAAACAACACTAATACTGCTGATAGTTGTGTTGATGTAGCAGATGATAATAATTTTTCATTTACTACTGGAGGCGGTAACGATGTACCTTTTTCTATTTCATTATTTGCTTATTTTACTGCTTTTTCAAGTACTGGGAATTGGTTAATAAATAAAAGAGATGCCACAAGCGGTGGCGATGAATGGCAAATTATTTATTTAGGTGGTCAACTTTATTTTATGAAGTACGACAGAACTAATAATACTATATATCAAGGAATAGCCACAGGTACTGGGTTAATATCTACTGGTAATTGGTATCATATCGTATGCACTGACGATGGAAGTAAAACGGTTGGAGGAATGAAAATATATTTAGATAGTACTTTATTAACTACTACTGATATAAGTTCAGGCACATATACTGGAATGAATAACGGAACTCAATACGTAAGAATTGGTAATGCTGGTTGGGATTTAAGCGGTAACTTTTTACATCAAGGATTTATTGATGAATGTAATATTTATAAAGGTAGAGAATTGAATTCAACAGAGATAACAGAATTAAACACAAAAGCATATCCATTTTAAATTAAATATATTATGACAGAAGAACAACAAAGAGTAATTGACGAGTGTAATGTTGCACTTAGATTAGTAGGATAATTATGAAACAGCAATTTAGCATTTACATTTTAGGATTTGCCAAAACACTTATATTAAGTTTAGTGACTTTTTTAATTCCGATAAAGGGATTAATAATACTTACAGGATTAGCGGTATTGTTAGACACTTTTTTTGCTATTTACACAACCATTAAGCTAAACGGAATTAAAAGTTATCAAAGTACAAAATTATTTAACATTGTAGTTAAATCTTTCTTTTATTTTGGAACAATAATTTTAGCATTTTTCATTGATACACACATAGTAGCTGAAAATTATTTATTTGGAGTTGAACTATTTATTTCTAAAACAGTAACGGTTTTTTGGTTATACATAGAAGTAAAAAGCATCGACGAAACTTCGCAGAAATTAGGCAATAAATCTTTTTATATAATTATTAAAAATTTAATGCAAAAAACAAAAAGTTTAAAAAAAGATATTAACGAAATTACAGAACGATGAAACTAAATGAAAACGGTTATAAATTGATATGTGAGTTTGAGGGTTTAAAATTAAAGCCTTATTTGTGTAGTGCTAAAATTCCAACTATCGGTTACGGTAATACGTATTATCCAAATGGTAAAAGAGTTACTTTATTAGACGATGCAATTACAAAAGAATACGCTTTTGAAATGTTTAAAAGTATTGCGGATAAGTTTGCAAAACGTGTTGATGATATGGTTATTAAAGAAGTAAATCAAAATCAATTTAACGCTTTAGTTTCTTTTGCTTATAATGTAGGAACTGGCGCATTTGCAACCTCTACACTACTTAAAAAAGTAAATAACAACCCAAACGATATAACTATTAAAAACGAGTTCTTAAAATGGACTAAAGGAGGCGGTAAAGTTATTCAAGGTTTGGTTAATCGTAGAGAAAAAGAAAGTGAGATTTATTTTTCATGATTTAGTTCGTTTACTTTATATTACGTTAAATTGCTTTATAAAAATTATTGTTTTTAACATATAAATTATTTAAATTTGAACATGTTAGAAACGCAAAAATACTTATTAGAATTAAGGGATAATGTTTTCCTTAGGTTTATATTTGTGGACCACGAAAATGAACCAATAGAAAAAAAAGATTTTATAGATGAAGATACTATAATTGAATTTTTGAATACATTCGCTTTTTTGTATAAAAATAATGTAGATATTAAAATAGGATATACGTTACATATTAATGACATTCATTTAGTAGAAGTTGTGGAGATATGGACCTATATTAAAGATAATAAAATAATACTTGAGTATAGTTTAAAGTAAAAGACTTCCTTTACGAGGTCCTTTTTGTCAAGCCAGACGCTAACCACTTCTAACGAGGTGGTTTTTTATTTAAAATCATTATAAATTACTTACAAAATTGCAATTTATATTCTATAATTTATTAGTTTTGACTAACTTAAACCAATAAATTATGAAAGGCAATCAACACGCAACAACTTACAAAAAAGAAATTGTAATCTCTTATTTGAAAAAATACCCAAAAGCTACAACAATGGCACTTGCACGAATAATGCAAAAAGAAAACCCAATTGAGTATAGTTCAGTCAGTACGGCACGTTCAGCGATTAGATACTACAGAGGCGAACTAAGTAAAACGTCAACTACAATTTCATTAACTTCTGTTAGAAGTAAAGAACAAAAAAAGGAAGCAGTAGCTAAAAAACTCCCTGAAAGCGATTACCAAAAATGCGAACCTTTCATTATTCCTAAAGGTCAAAACAACATACTAATTTTATCGGATATTCATTTTCCATATCAGGATAATAAGGCTTTAGAATTAGCCATTAATTACGGAATTGAAAATAAAGTAAACGCAATTTATCTAAATGGTGATACTTTAGACTTTTATCAATGTAGTAGATTTACAAAAGATAGACGTTTGCGTGATATGGCTGGAGAGTTACAAATGGGTAGAGAGTTTTTAAAACTACTCCAAGATACTTTTAAATGTCCTATTTACTTTAAAATTGGGAACCACGAGAAACGTTACGAGGATTATTTAATGATTAAAGCACCTGAATTATTGGGTATTGACGATTTTAAACTTGAACAATTGCTACGTTTTCGTGAATTTGGTGTAACTTTGGTAAAAGATAAACAAATGGCTTTAGCTGGTAAATTACCAATCTTACACGGACACGAATGGTACGGAGGATTTGCGCCTCCAGTTAATCCAGCACGAGGACTATTTTTAAAAGCAAAGGAAAGCGCAATCGTTGGTCACCACCACCGTACCTCAGAACACACAGAAAAAACATTAGGGGGTGACGTTACAACAACGTGGTCAACTGGTTGCCTTTGTGGATTAGAGCCTGAATATGCACCATACAATAACTACAATCACGGATTTGCTCACGTTGTAATTAGTAAAGATGGCAATTATCAGTTAAAGAATATGAGAATTATTAATTATAAAATAGTTTAAATATTACACAAAAACGTAATAATTTAAAATATTACATAAATACGTAATACTATGCAATTAGAAGAAATTAAAAAGAAAATGGAACGACTTTTAAGTCAAGGACGAAATGACGAAAAGTTAAATGAACAATATCGAAAAGCATTGAAAGATGCAAATTATTACGAAAATCAATTTAAACCTAAAACACTATGAAAAAATCTTTAATTATATGGTATGGTTTTTTATTGCTTTTATTACTATTAACTTCTTGCGATATTCAGAAACAAGCTACAAAGTCAAAATCTGATACCGAGTTAAAAGAGAATATTGAAACAATCACTAAACGAATTGGTGATACGGTAAGATATGAAGTTCCAAAAATAACATATCGAGATACTATAATTTACACCACAAACAGACAAGGAACGACTTTAAAGACCGTTTATGATAATAGTGGTAGTATTTCATCAATTGATTGTTTTGCATCCGCTATTGAAGAAATAAAACGTGAAAATCGAGAGTTTAAAGAATCGTTAAAAGATAAAGAGAAAGTTAAGACAGAGGAGTTTGATAGTAGTTTTATTTTATACATTGTAATTGGAATAGTTATTTTAGGAATGTTTGCATTATTTTTAGCATTTTTATACTTAAAAAATAGATTTGTATTAAAATAATTTGTAAGTTTGAATTTCATAATTTATTGGTTTGGTTAAGTTAAGTGCATCAGAAATGGTGCACTTTTTTTATTTGGAATGAATATAAATTATAAAAGTTTTTAATATAAATTAATATTAATTAAAATATAGTGTTATATTTGTAGAAGAAATTTAAAAAATAAAACTATGACAAAAAAAGTAGGTAGACCAAAAGACGAAAGAGAAGTTTTAAAAATTTCTCTTATCGGTAAAGGTAAAAAATCCCAAAACTACTCCATCCGCTTAAAATATGGAGTTTCAATCACAGAGGGTTTAAAAGAAATAATTAACCAAATAGAGAAGAGATGAAATTTATAAAACTTACTCGAGAAAACAATACAAAAACAAATGTAAATTTAACCTTTGTTCGTGAAATTAGCAGAGCAAATGACTTGACTTATCTTTTTTACAATGATAACGATTACACGACAGTTAAAGAAACCATTGAGCAAATTATAGCATTAACCAATAACGAATTAAAAATAGAATTATGAAAGCAATAGCATACTGGATTTTAGCATTAATAGTAATAATGTATTTATCATTTTATTTTAATGGGGATTATTTTATACTTAGATGCATTTTAACCACTCCTTTTACTTATTTAGCAGTAAAAGAAACATTTAAAAAATAGAATTATGAGCAAATTTAAAGGAACGATAGGAGAAATTGAAATCACATTGCATAACGAAGTAGGCACTTTATTATCTTCTAATGGAAAAGGTGTTTTGACATTGTGGGGAAAAAATAGACAAGCCAACGCCAATCTAATAGTTGACGCATTCAAAGTTCGTCAGCAAATAAATTGCGAGTTATCGGAGTTGTTGGAACAGAGAAATGAAATGTTGGAGATGTTGGAGAAATCATTAAAACATAATTATTTCGCAACAGATTTTGAAATAGAACAACTAATCAAAAAAGTAAAAGACAATGAGTAACTACTTTAAAATTCATAAAAATAAAAAGCCTAAAAAACTAAAATATTCAAAACCTTATACAAAACTTGAATATAAAAACATACAAGAATTGATAGATATTTTTACTAACGAAATTAATAAAATAAAAAATGAGTAAGTTAAGAGAGAATTTAGCAAAACCTTTCGATGGTTTAAAAACGGAAACATTAAACCATTTAGAACAAATAACAGATGATTTTTCGGTTAAGTTTGCCGAGTGGTTGGGTAATTCAGATTATAGTTATAAAAGAGGCGTGAAAATGTATAAAAATTTTTTTAAACCTGAATACAAATCAACACAAGAACTACAACAATATTTTAAAGACAATATTTATGGGAATGAGTAAAGAACTTATACCGATGAGTAACAACCTCGACATCAAAGAAAGCGTTGCAAAAGAATTAGGGTTAATTTAAAATAATAGAGAAATGGAATATAAAGGATATTTAATAGAACCAGATAAAACTGGTTACGCTCCTAAAAATAGTCAATATTTTATTTTTGAAATAGACGCAGAAGTATCTTGTGGTTTTGGAGAAAGTATTGAAGATTGTAAACAACAAATTGATGAAATGATTGAAGATGAAAAAGAAGAAACTTGGAATCGTTGGTGTAATTTATGCGAAATGATGTCAACTTTTTCAGATAGTAATCCTTATGGAACTTGTCAATGCAGTTAGATAACCCACCAATAACTAATTATTAACTAAAAATAACGTTTTGTAGCTTGTGTTCAGTAGCGTTCTGACACAAACCAAAAATATAACTTCGGCAAAAAGTTTATAAAATTGCCAAAACTTAATATTAATAACTGCTGTAGCTATTGACACAAACACTTGTTATCACTTCGGCTTTTTAACACACAAAAAAGAAATGAGCAAAAAAATTTTATTAGTATGGCAAGGTTACAACGAAAAATCAACAGGAACATTTGTTGATATTGAAGAAAGAACAGTTGTCTATTTAGATACTGAACCAGTATGGGCGCAATTACAAAAAGACGTTGAAACCTATAAAAACAGAATTAGAGTTTTGCAAAACTTAAACACAAAGTATCGTGAAAAACTTGGAATTTCAAATGAGCCAATGAATTTAGATTTATTAACCGAATTAGAATAACTACAACAAGAATTATGAAAACAAATAAAAAAACTGCATTTCCATTTTATGAAAGTAACGACCATGCAGGACAAATAATTTTAGCAGATGATGGAATGAGTTTGTTAGATTATTTTGCAGGGAAAGCATTAAATGGTATTTGTGCTTGTAGTTTAGATAATTATGGTGCTATTTCAAATAACGCCGAACCTGATTATATTGCTAATAAGTGTTATGATATTGCAAAAGCTATGATAAAAAGACGTTCTTTAGAAATTGAATCGTAGCCATTTACTATAACGGCGGATGCTACACGATGGCTGGGAAGGTACAGACCAGACTTCGGATTATTACCCAAGAATAAAAGTACAAAACGAACAATTGAATTAAACCCGAAACCAGCTATTGTGTAGCGTATGTTACTGGCTGTGTTTTTAATCTACAAACAAAATGAAACAAATTATTTCTGTATTATCAAATACACACTACACTCAAGAAGAAAATGGAACTAAATTTATCTTAAAACCAATGATGGAATTAATTATTATTTATGCTGATGGAAAAGAGCATAAAATCACGCCAAAAGGATTAAAGCAAGAGGTAAAATGCTCCGAAGTAAGAATGATTATAAGTCCTTATATGCTCGAAAGTCTAATTACTGATTTACAATTACATCAAAAAAAGTTAGCTGGAATAACCGCTAATGCTGATAAATTAACGGCTTTGGTTAAGCATATTTCTTCTGACGACAAAGTTGAGCCAACATAGCCAGTAACGGATGGGTATTGGCGAAGTGCCACCAGTACAAACTTTCAAATTAGGCACAAACTATCTGTGGCATTTTGCCAATACTGTGTTATAGATAGTTGTTTTAAAAATTAGCGTTGGCAAAAATTAAATCATTAAAAAATGGAAACAGCAAATTTAGTCTATCAATTCTGCGTAATCGCAATTTCAATCGTAATGTTCTTTATGAAATTAACTGCTCCAAATGCGGTGTTTGAACTATTATTAAAAGCAGTAGGGAAAATAGTTCCGCTATACTGTATGATGTATGCAGGAGTTCAAATATTTAAGCAATTTGGAATAATTTAATCATTGGTGCGGTGGGAATTTTTAAAACAATTACCTATAACGTTCCGCTAGTACAGCTTGCTAGGGACAAGCAAGCTGTTTGACTTCGGATACAAAACAATAATAACAAACACAAACTAATATAAACCAAAACCTAAATACCCTAGTGAGTTGTACTAGATGTTATAAGCAGGCAAATTATACGAATTATGAGATTAGCAAATTTTGAAAAAGACCAAGAAAAAGACAAAATTGAACAAGTAAAACAACAAGTTCAAGAGATACAAATTGTTTTTGATTCAAAGATTAAACCTCAAAAAAATCATACCTTATTTGAAGTTAATTTGAACTTAAAAACAATAGAAGTTGCGAAGTTTGATGAAATACCTGCAATTAAATTTGAGGAAGCAATGAAAGGAAATATTATTGCGCAAAAGAAAGTAACCAAGAAAGAAAATTGCGTTTACATTTCAGCATTAAATAAAAATAATGTTTTGAAGATTCTTAAACGTGATTTTGGGATTGCTTGCTTATAACGTTATTTGGCTTAGCGAAGAAGCGGAAAGCAAGCCTTTATTTTCGGTTTAGAAACCAACAAAACAAGTACAAAACAAACATTGATAAAGCCTAAAACCGCTTTTTTGCTAAACCAATGTTATAAGTAGCTTTTATTATGGCAAAGAAAAAAGTACACAATTTAAAAACTATTGAGGATATGTGCCGAATAGTTACGGAAGAAAACTATGTTAGGTTGGTTATGGATATGGCTGACTGTATTGGTTTTCATATTAAATTAAAAAGAGAACTTACAAAAAAAGAATATTCAGAATTGAAATTCGAGCATATTATTTGGAAAGATGATGGAGTTGAAGGAATGACTTCATTAAAATTAAATGGTAAAGAAATTATAATTAAAAAAGAAAAATGATACTAAACGCAAAAGAATTAATTGACTTAGCAAATGATATGGATAAAAACTGTATTGATTTTGCAAAATGGTGCTTAAAAAATATTAAAAAATCAGGTAAAAAATTTGTTTACAAAAAACAAAACAAAGTAGTTGCTGATGAATTTACTTTAAAAGAAATTCTCGAAGATTTTAAAAATGAAAAATTTGCAGAACAAATAAAAAAATAATTAATAGAAAAATTATGAAGCTAATTCATTTATTAAAAAAATGCGACAACTTAAACGAAAGTAAAAAAGTTTATGAATGTAGTGAGTGTAATAAACTATTTAACTGGAATAATAATTCTTATTGGTTTGGAAGTTTTAATCAATTAGAATTTAATAAAGGAAATCATATTTTACATTTTTGTTCAGATGAATGTAAAAATAAACATAAGAGTAATTTTAACCGCAATGTTGAGTAAAGTTACTTATAACGGTTCACTGCTATATTTCAGTAGCGGAAAAGTAAAAAACAATGCTTCGGTTGATGACCGAAATTAACAAGTACAAACAAATTATTGAATTTAACCTAATAACCGCTATTGAATATAGCAGTTGTTATAAGTAGCTTTTATTATGACACTAATCGAAAAACAAAAAAACTTTCACGTTGAATTATGTGAATTATTGAAAAAATACAATGCCGAAATTACATTAGAAGATTTTGGCAGAGAATATATGAGAGACGAGAAAATAGTAGTGACTTTTGGATATGACGAAAGTTTATATGAAGAAAACGGAAGCGGAATAGTTCCTGATTTAGTTCTTGGCACATACGTTTCTTAAAGTTACTTATAACGGTTTCGGGCTTGGCGTTAGTGCCACCTTGCACGAACTTTAATTTTTTAGCACTAAACTATCTGGTGGCATTACGCCAAACCCGTGTTATAGGATAGTTTTATTTTTTGTGGGTTGGCTTAAACAAATTTAATATGACAAACGAAGAAATGATTTCAGAAGTAGGAAGACCAATTTTAATACCGCTTGGAATTGCACAGGCTGTTTTTCTTTTAGCTTTTATTGTAAGCCCATTCATTTGGATATGGCACAGTTGGGATATTGCTTGGAAGACTGGATTAACTGGATTTATTGGCACAATAGTAATTTATGGTGTTTATAAAATTGCCAAGAAAACAGTAAAGGAAGCAGTAGAAGAAAGTATCGAAAAGCTAAAAGAAAACAAACCGAAAAGTAAATTTCAAGAAAGGTTGGAGCGAATGTCTGCGGAGCGTGGGGAAAAATAAAATTTCCTATAACGGTTGCGCTTGGTGCAGGTTGCCACCGAGAGCGTGAATAAAAAGAAAATGTTTCTGCAACTTGCTCCAAACGCTTGTTATGCGTTCGGCTTTTTAACTTGTAAAATATAGAATTATGATAAATATAAATGAATTACGAATAGGAAATTTAGTCGATTTAGGGAAAATAGAACAGTTAGATAACAGCATTGATGAAGTGTATTATTCTGGCGATGGTTTTTATCAAAGCACTTATTGTTGTAATATAAACCCAATACAGTTAACTGATAAATGGCTTTTGAAATTTAATTTTGAGTTTGAGTTAGGCGGATGTTGGCAAAACTGGACAAGAATTAATTTAAAAAAAGTTGACGATTGTTATTTGGTTTTATTTGATGGAGTTGTGTTAATAGGTATAAATTATGTCCATCAATTTCAAAACATATATTTCTCTTTAGTAGGTTCTGAATTACCACTCCTACAAGCTGACGCATAACTATTTGATTGTAGCTATAAAAGTATTACAATTATGCAAACATATACTAAAACTAAAGGTGATAAGGATTTTTTTTTGTATCTTTGGATTATGATAGGTATATATAAAATAACGAGTATTACTAAAAATGTGTATATAGGTCAGTCTATTAACATTGAAAGAAGATTTAAAGAGTATAAAAAATATAAAGCAAAATCACAACCCGCTTTGTTTAATTCTTTTAAAAAACATGGAGTTGAAAAACATAAATTTGAAGTAATTTGTGAATGTGAAGTTGATGAACTAAATAATTTAGAAAGATACTATCAAATAATATATAATGCAACAGGTAAAAATGGATTGAATTGTATAATTACAGGAAATAAAGTATTTGAATGTAGAAAAATATTACAAAAAAGAAAACAAGTAACCGATTTAATAGATTCTATAATTTTTTAATTATGCAAACATATACTAAAACTAAAGTAATTCGTATTTCAGAAGCACAACTAAATACGCTACAAAAAATGAAATCTTATAACGTTGATGTTGGTAAATTTATTAGAGATGCAATTGCGGAGAAAATCAAAAGGGAGTATAAAGATTTAATCCCGAAACCAAAAAAAGAATATTGTCCTTTTTAACCTTAAATATTAAATTATGAAAAAATTATTATTACTACTTATTTGCAATGTTGGATTTGCGCAGCACGTTTACTTTTCAACTGGAGTTGATTTAAGAAACGGAATTATCGGAAGTAAACCAACTGACAATAAACCTGAACTGAATTACTCTTTAGAGTTTAAAATGGTTGGAAACAATAACGTTGAAGTTGGTATAGGATTTGAGCAATTCAATAGAATTGATTTTAACAGAATGTACGGAAGCGTTGGTTATCGTTTTGAAGTAGGTAAATTTATATTAATTCCTACAATCGAACCAACGTTAATCAATCGCTACAATGATTGGGGCGGTGGAATAGGTTACGAATTAAAACAATCATTTATGACAATTGGAATAGGTGGAACTTTAGAAATACCTATTAATGATAAAATAGCCGTTCAACTATATTGTGGAGTGTTACCAAGACCCGATATTAAAATGATGTATGATAACGATAAGATTGTAATAAGCGGATTTGTGAAGTTTGTTTATAAAGTCCACCTATAATGGTGGATTTTTTATTTATAATAAATATAAATAACATATAATTTTAAAAAAAGTTTTAAATTAATTTTGTACTTTAATTAATGTTTGTATATTTGTACCAGCAATAAAGCGAAACACTAAAACTAAATATTATGACAACTCAATTACAATCTACAAAAGCAATCAACAATTTAAAAGTAAAAGCAATTAGAAACGGTGGTTATACTAAATTTAAAAACCAAATTTTAGAAGCTTGCGCAAAACACAAAGAACTTTTCGGAACAGACTTAACTCCAAAACATTTAGTGTAATGGAGTTAAGTAAAACAGAACTATATTGCAAAAAAGCAACTCAAGAAGAAATATTTGATTTGTTCGTAAAAATAAGTAGGACATATATAAGACAAAAAAAGGTAAGAGATAAATCAGTTCAAAGGCTTTTTAATACCAATATAGCAAACAAAAAACAACATGATTCTTTATATGCAAAAGAATTTAACGATAACAGAATGTATATATCTTATTTAGAAGATTTAAAAACAATAGTAAAATATTTATAAAAATGAAAAAAAACGAACGTAACGCAGGACGTAAACCAAAATTTAACGTACCAAGTAAAAAAATATTAATTCCTATTTGCATTGAAGATAAAGTAAAGCAATTAGCAAAAGAATACGAATTTATCAACCAATTGCAAACACAAGCACTCGACAAATGTGTTGCAGAAAATTTAAAGAAAGATGGAAAAGACAATATTTAACGTTTATGTGGTTATGGATAGCCAAGCTACTTGCGACAGGATAAAACAAGTTTGTGTTGATAATGGGTTGCCTTTAGGAGATAAATCTAATATAGATTTCGATTTCGATTTTTCAAACAAAGTTGAATTTAATGCTTTATATTTTTCAAAAAGATGCAATGTATTTGCAATAGCTTGGGAAAAACCTAATAATTTAACCCAAGTAACCGAACAAGAATTTTTACAACTTTTAAAAGAATATAAAGATGGGCAGTAGAGAAGATTTGGATTTTTTAAATCCACACGAGATAGAACCAATAGAACAAGACGAACCAATAACACTTGACGAGTGTATGCAATACGCTAAAGATAACGATGATTTTGAGCCATTAGAAAGCGCAATTTATACTACTGAAAAGAATAAATTAGAAGCGATTGAAGTTATAAAATTTATGCGAGATACAGCACAAGCTGGTGGACGTGGAGATTTTTATATTAAACAATGTAATAAATTATTAATAATTTTAAACAGGAAGTAATGAGTGAATTATATACCATAGACAGAACACCAAGCACGGAATTAGAAAAATTCCAAGCATTAAGAATTGAAGCGTTGCAATTAGAACTTCAAAAACATAAAGAGTTTTTAAAAGA